AACCTTAGAGTAACAAATTTCTGCTCTTCGTGTAAGTAAATATATAAACCAAGGTTTGGCCATAAAAATCAGGGTATAAAAAGATTACGATCAACCCTTTATAGCCTTATTGACCAAACCAATTAGCCTTCTCTTGGTTATTTTCTTGGCATCAAATGTCTCCGTATATCCCCCATATGGCATATCCCCCTTATCCAGATAATGTCCATATCTCTCTCTTAGGGTTTGTACTACTATAGATTCGACCCTTCTACATACCCGCCGATCTTGAAAATACCAATATGCAACTAATTCCCATCCCTTGGTCCTATGCTGGCGAAACCTTTTACCTGTAATATCTCCCACACCTACCTTTATTGCATGATATTTTTGATGATAAATCACATATAGGATGGACATAAAAGTATTATATAATGGGTTTGTCATGTTATCTCGTGAAGCCAAAATAGACTCTATAGTTGATATTATTCATGATCAACTTAAAGGAAAACATAAGGATAAACTGGCAAGAGAATTAGCAAAAGAAATATTAGAAGAAATAGACGATGCTTCTCCCACATGGTATGAACATGGATAAAGAGCAAATAAAATATCTTTGTTATCGTTGTGGCATTATATTTATGATAGATATTAATATCAAAGACAAATGGGAACATTGTCCGAGATGCTATAATGATTAGATGACAGAAGTTAAATGTTATTTTTGTGACCAAAAGGCCACATATACCCAACCAGACAAAACTACTGGTGTTATTATAGATGTATGCGAAAAGCATTTTAGATTAAAGCATATGGGATAGGAGGAAATATGAATACAGAGGAATGGTCAAAAGAAACTAAACAAAAAGTTATTATATCTACTATGGTTATTTTGGCAGCATTGGTATTTTTTGCCTTTATATAAATGAAACAGTCTAACGAAAAAAGATCTGAAAGTCAACGCAAAAGAGCAGAAAAAAATAAAGAACGAATATCTGCCAAACCACGTTTATCTAAACATGAAAGATGGGAAATGGCAGAAAGGGTGCGTATTATATCTGAGGCGTTATCAGCAAATACTAAACCATAGTGACCGTATAGGTCATATAGGGGTTTGATATTTCTATTTACCGCCGAACTTTAAAGATGCTATAATTAAAGCGAATAGGAGTCTTATGTTTTATATTGGCTGTAACCATCTTGGCAATGTCAAAGATACACCTGCCAAAGTAATAGAATTACTACAAACAGTCGATCTTGTAATTATTGAATATGAAAAAATATTTTTATCTGATATCAAAGATTTAAACATAAATCCGCCGAATTATGTAAAATTTGAAAGATCATCAAAATTTTTAGATGAAATTATTTTAATGCTAAAACAAAATAAAAATATTTTATTGTTAGATGAAATGGGATATCCGTCTACGGCAGACCCAGGATCTGATTTAATAAGAATGGTTCATGAAAATAACTTAGATATTGATATCATTGCTGGCCCAAGCATAGGGCCAATGGCAATTGCAGCGTCTGGCTACTCTTCAAACATATATACGGTAGTTGATTTTTTTGAAAAAAGCGAAGAAGAAATTAAAAATACTTTGGAGAAATTAAATATAAAAGACAATATGATAGTAGCATTGCACCATAAGGAAAACATTATAAATGTTTTAAAGTGTGCCAAAGATGCTATTCCAAACAAATTTGTCTCATTATTAATAAATTTGGGTTGGAAAGAAAATCAAAAAATTATTAGAGGATATATTGATGATGTTATAAACGTTATAGAGGGGAAAACAATAGAAGAGGTTTATGGGCCTCAAAGCATAAGGCCTATAGCAACTTTAGTTTTTTCTTAAAATGACTATAGAAGAAAAAATTCGTAATATACTTTTTCAAATTGGAAAAGATATAAAGATTCACAAAATATCTTATGAAAATATGATTATAGAAATAGATTATGATAAATATGTCAATGAAATAATAAACATTTTTAACAGCCAGGACGATGGTATAAACTAATGAGCCTACACCATGTATTTGTAAATCCTTTAGCATATAACCTTTCAAACTACATAGAAGAATCTGGAACTTTGTCTATGTCGGATACAGCAAAAAATTTCTGGAAAAGTAAACAGGACCCTTCTGTATATTACGAAGAGTTTTTTGATTTTAAAAAAAATGAAATTAGTTATGAAGAAAATACTTTTAATTTTGAGTCCGATAGTTCAAAATTAATTATAACAGTTATGCCTGGAATTCATCATGTATTTAATGAAAGATTTGCTATAGCAATTGAATGGTTTAAAAGACATGAAGATGGATCGGTGTTATTTTTCTACGACAAAGGACAATGGGCAGACAAAGATTTAGATTTATTTTATTTTTTTAATTTATTTAATGATTATGTAAAGAAAAGCAGTAATGGAAAACAAAAATGTTTTTTGATAGAGATGGATAAAGATAAAAAATTTATTGTAAATAAGTTTTGTTTTTTTAAAGATTATTTAAATATAAGAGGAAAGTATCATCTATGTCAAAATTTAAAAAAAATTAGAGATTTTTATAAAACAGAAAATAAACCTTTTAGAAAAGTTTATATAAGCAGAGGAAAAACTCAAAGAAAAAGTACTCATTTTACTACTGGAACTAATGCAAAAGATTTTATTAAATTAAATAGATTTGATGATGAAAGAGTTTATGATGAAGAAATTTTAGAAAATTATTTAAAAGATTTAAATTTTGAAATAATATATCCAGAAGATTTTGAAAATATGAAGGATCAAATAAAAATTTTTACAGAAACCAAAATAATGATTTGCTCTACTCATTCTGGTATTTCAAATATGGTTTGGCTTCCAGACAATTCTATTGTTGTAGAAATTTCTGTTCCAATTATAGTAAATAAGGCAGAGGTTTTAGAAACTTCATGGTTTCATTTATCTATTTGTTCTCAGCATTCTTATTTATGTGTACCTTCTTTTAGCGGGGAAGCAGAAGATATTATAAATAAAATAGAAAAAACAATCAAGCCAATTATTATTGAATAACTTTACAAAACAATAGTTTTCGTGTATAATAAATATATGAATAAAAAAATCGTAATTTGCCCTATATGTAAAAAAGAGACAGAGGTGCGATGGGGTATTTTTGCCCATGATACACTTAATAGACATATGAAGGAGCACAAGTGACAGAATATAAGTTTGACGATCCAGAAAATGAGGGCTATGAAATTATCGTTCCTAAAGAGGTGGTTAAAAACATACTCATAAAGCATTATGCCAAAACATTTTATTGGGCAGTAGGGCTGTTTTCATTTATAATTGGATTTTTATTAGGAGTAATTGTATGAGTAGAAATGCTATAGAATTTGCAGAAATAGAAAAATCAGTTGTTGTTACATTAAAAACTAAATGCCCTGAAAAATATTTACTTATAGATAGGGAAACTGGAGATGTTTTTGTTGCTAAAGATACTGGGGAGTGGGAGTTGGTAAGGGGAGGACCTCACAGACATGGATGATCAGTTGGATAGTATGGAAAAGGCAAGATCTATTTTAGATGATTCAGTTGTAAAACACAAGTCAAAGCCACCATTGCGGTGGATTGCTAATTGGGCGGGATCAAGGGCATCTAAGTCTTTACTAACAATATCATATCTAGAAGATGATGGAATAACATCTGGATTTAGATATAAACTAAACTGTGAAATCTGGGACAACTTATGGCCAATATACGATAAGTATGGAACATCCTACATTTTAAATATGAATATGGACGGAAAAGCCTGGGATGACTATGATGAGGATGGTGTACCATATTGGGAGAAATGGGATCTTTGGGATTACGAAGATGAAGAAACAGGCGATGCATTTAGGATTATAGATAAATGAGTCCAGATGATATAAAAACCAAGGCGGGAAAAGAATTATTTAACCGTATGAATGTTCTCTATGGAAGTATAGTCTGGGGAGAAGTTTTGCGGGGGATCATAGAAATAGAAAAGGAGATGGAAAATGATATACCACAAACATTTATTAGTTAATGCTAAAGTTAAGAATCCAATTGATACGGAGCAACAAGGTATTGATTTTCTGAAAAATCTTGTAGAAAAAATTGATATGAAGATTATACAAGGTCCCTTTGCAAGTTATGTTAACAAGAAGGGCAACAGGGGCTTAACTGCTGTAGTTATGATAGAAACTAGCCATATAGCATTTCATATATGGGATGAGGCTGATCCTGCTTTAGTTCAATTTGATCTCTATACCTGCGGAAGTTTAGAACTTGAAAAAGTGTTACAGATTTTTAAACAAACCTTTACAGTTGATTCTTTAGAGTTTGTTTTGTTTGATAGAGAAAATGGATTTGTTGAAGAGTTCTCAGGAAAGGACTACAGATGAAAAAAATATTACTTCCACTAATTGTTTTTATTGGAGTTATTTCTGGTTTGGCTGGCATAACTTTAATTAGATTATCTAAAAATATGGAAGATTGGGAAATGTCTTGGGATGAAGAAGAGGAAGAACTATGAGTATGTGCGGATGTGGCTTTTCAACTGAATACCCCGTTTGTAATGGTACGCACAAGGTTGTTAAAGAAGTTAAAAATAAGATCATTGCTGCAATAGAAAAAATACCACTTGAGAGTAATGGGGCACAGTTAAATGCTGTAGGAATGAAAATTTTAGTCTTAGATATTATTAAAAAAACTAGAGGAGTTTAATAATTAACTTTCAATCCGAATCTAAAAAAAGCGGAGATGAGTTTGAGGATCTTGTTTTTATAGATTTGCAGTCTCGTGCATTTAGAAAAATAGATAAGAATGTTTATATGCCTGGTACTGGGTGTGAAGTAGACTTTGTTGCTCATGGAGAAAGAGATGAGCATGTTGAGTCTAAGGGCGGTAGAGAAAGTGATAACAAAAGGCCAGGAGCACAAAGAACTGACAATGTTAAGAAGGCCATAGCAAATGGTGCTTTAATTAAACTTAAATACCCTGACATTTATTATGTAGTTTATTTTTCTGCCCAACCTATTGCGGGTAGTTATTCAGATGAAATGATAGAACTTGCATTAAATAATAAGATTATTAATGAAGTAAGATATTTAAAATATGAAGAACCTGCTGTTGACAATCAGTTGCTTTTGTTCTATAATTAGTATGTAAGCAAACAACTCAAACAGAAAGGCTTTACAATGAAAAAACTTATCGCTATTATTTTTGCAATCTCTTTGATTGCTCCCTCGCCTGCACAGGCAAATGATGTATCAAGATATATTCAATTTATTACTCCAATAACTACTACTCAGTATGAATTGCCATCTGCTGCTTGGGATGCAGATACAAAAGAATATGAATTTTTAATGAGATTTATTGATCCAGTCGGAGAAGTATCAGTAATTAATCTTGGGCTGTACGATGCAAACAACAAAGAAGTTTCTTTTGATCAATTTTTTAATTTTACTTGGAGAGAGCCAAGTACAGTAGTTGAGAAAAAAGAATTTAAAATTTATCCATTTGAATTAAAAGATATTAAATTACCCTTAACACTCAAAATTCAAGTTAAATTTTATGATTCTGTTGGTAAGTTAAGTATATCTCAATCTTTTCCAATGAACTTTATTCCTAATCAGGCTGATGTTGCTAAGGCTGCTGCTGAGGCAAAGGCAAAGGCGGAAGCAGAGGCAAAGGCTATTGCGGATGCTGCTGCTAAGGCTGCTGCAGATGCTAAGGCTTTGGCTGACGCTAAGGCTGCTGCAGAGGCTGCTATAGCAAAGGCTGCTGCAGATGCTAAAATTGCTGCTGATAAGGCTATTGCGGAAGCCAAGGCTAAAGCAGAAGCAGAGGCAAAAGCAAGGACTGAAGCAGAAATTGCAGCAAAAAATGCTTTAGTATTGGCGACTAAAAAAGCATTTACTGGTAAATCATGTACCAAATTAAATAAAACTACAACTGTAATGGACTTGGTTAAGTTTACGTGTATCAAAAAAGGCAAGAAACTTGTTTGGAATGACGGGGTAGTTATAAATAAGTAAATAGGTTTAAAGAGCAGTAGCCAAGTTGGTTAAGGCCCCGAACTCATAATTCGGTTATCGTAGGTTCAAGTCCTACCTGCTCTACGCCCTTGTAGCCCAGTGGTAGAGGCACACGACTTAAAATCGTGCAAGCGTTGTTTCAAATCCAATCGAGGGTGCTTATGGTAGAATAGTATTATGACTTTTGTTAGCAAAAATATATTTGAATATTATGAAAATAATGAGCATAACAAGTATTATTTATTAAAAAACTTTACTCATAGTAATTATTTTGGACCTTTCAAGCCGTTTGAAGATAATCCTTTTGCATTTAATAATAATGATAACTATGTAAAAACAGTAGATGATCATAATGATTATAATATTAATGAGTTTGGATTGCGTGGTAATATTTATAATGATTCTGAGATAATAGGTGCGGGGTGCTCATTTACCTTTGGTGTTGGAATTCCTGAAAATGCCAGGTGGACAGATATATTAGGTCAAAAATTAAACACAAAAATTACTAATTTAGGTTTACCTGGCTATTCTGTTGAGGCTATATGTAATTTCATAATTTCTTATGCTGTAAATAATAAAATGCCTAAAAAAATATTTTGTTTTTTTCCAGATTTATTTAGAAGTTTATTAATAGAAGATTTTGATTTTTATTTTTCAAAAAAATGGAGAAGGCCAAAAGTTGAAAATTATAGATTAAATTTAACATCAGTAAATCCATCAATTTATTTTAATTACTCAGAAAAAGCAGCATTTTTAGAAATTGAAGATCAAAATAAAAAATATATAGAAAATGTTTTTTCTCCTCATCAATTAATAATAAATTCTGTTAATGCTATATCTTTATTAGAATTGTTCTGTTTATCAAATAACATCGACTTAGTGTGGACAACTTGGGATTCAGCGAGTGCATATATAATTGATATGTTGCTGAAAGTTCCTAATTTTAAATTAAAAAAATATAGAAAATTTGTTAATGAACAATATTGTAATTATTTAGATGTAAATGCTGCATTTATGGATCAACTTTGTGATTTAAACCACAATTCAAACTTTATCAATAATTATTGTTGGAGTAAAGGATCTGATTATGTTATTATAAATAATAAAGAAAAACCAAATTGGTCCGCACATCCAGGAATTCATTTTCAATATCATGTTGCAGATTTATTTGAAAAAGTTTATCAATAAAATGATTGGTCTGTAGTTCAGTTGGTAGAACACTCGACTGTTAATCGAGATGTCGCAGGATCGAGACCTGCCAGACCAGCCAAGGTCCGTTAGTTCAGTTGGTTAGAACGCTACCCTGTCACGGTAGAGGTCATGGATTCGAGTTCCATACGGATCGCTAGGGCACTATCGTCTATCGGCTAGGACATCGCCCTTTCACGGCGGAAAGACGGGTTCGATTCCCGTTAGTGCTACGAATTTGGTATAATAGAATGACTACTAGTAGAAAGAAGCAATAATGAGGACAATCGGATATAAATTAAATCCATTTCGCATTGTAGGTGTAAAACCAGGAAGGCTGGATGCATCTGATGATGCCTTTGAAGTATTGAATGAAAGGTCATTTCCAGGAAAATGGAAGGTCCTTGTATATTATCCAAAGGATTTTACCTTTGTTTGCCCAACAGAAGTTGTGGCATATGATAAGTTAGTTAATGATTTTAATGATCGTGACGCAGTATTGCTAACAGGATCAACAGATAATGAATTCTGTAAGGTCGCATGGCGTAATGCACATGAAGATCTAAAGAAAACCAACTCCTGGTCTTTTGCAGATCAAATTCGTGAATGGCAATATAACGGAAAAGAAGAAAGTTTTACTGGTTTAGCAGAACAACTTGGTATTCTAAATGAGGATGGCGTTGCTCTTCGTGCAACCTTTATCATTGATCCAGACAATGTTATTCAACATGTTACAGTCAACAATCTAAACGTTGGTCGTAGCCCCGAAGAAACATTGCGTATTCTTGATGCACTTCAAACAGGAGAACTCTGCGCCTGCAATAGAAGTCTTGGCGAAGAAACCTTGTGAGTTGGGTAGATAAAGTAAAGGAACTTGTTCCTGAGTATGCTAAAGACATTAAGTTAAATCTTGATGCTGTGATCAATAGAAGTAGTTTTGATTACGATTACTCTTCATCTCTCGCCCTTGCAGCAGCACTTGCAACAGGTAATCAGGACATCGTTGCCATGATTTCTGCTGGTGTTATAGATGAGGTAGAAAAAAATGCAGCCTTTACTGCAGCAGCATTGATGGCACAAAATAATGTTTGGTATCCATATACTGAAATGGCTGATGATCCTAATTTAACTGGACTACCAGCACAACTTAGAATGAATGCTGTTGCATCTCATGGCGGTACAACTAAGGCGAAGTTTGAATCTTATGCACTTATTGCATCAATTATTGGCAAATGTCATTTTTGTGTAAAAGCACACTATGAAACATTAAAACAAGAAGGGTGCACAACTGAGCAACTTCGTGATATTGGAAGAATTGCTGCAACAATTAATGCCATTGCTAAGGTTGTCGTAGCGTAATGGTTGCCTCCTTAACTCAGGGGTAGAGTACCCGCCTTGTAAGCGGGTTGTCGTAGGTTCAAATCCTACAGGAGGCTCTGATATAATATATTATGCAAAAAACAATAAAAATAGTTACATATCCAAGATGTGGGTCAAGTTATTTGTATTGGCTACTTTCTACTTCTTTTGGAAAAAATATTTTAAAAACACATCTTTTTGATAAAGAACTTATAAATACTTTTTCTGAATCAGATTATATAGTTACTGTATTAAGAGATCCATTAGATGCCATATCTTCATTTATTGCAATGGAATCTTTTTATTGGAGAAAAGATCAAACTTTAGAAGAATATTTAGAAGAAAAAATACCTACAAGAATATTTGATTATGTGGATTTTTATGAAACAATTATGGAAATTGCAGATTTGATATTAGATTATAAAGAAATAAACATATTTAGAAATACAGTTGTAAAAAAAATTAGCGATGATACTCTAAATAAAATTGTAAATTATGATTATATAGATTTGGTAAAAGATGATAAAGATCATTATTTTTTAAGAACTTCTTTAAAATCAGAAGAGTATATGTATATAAAAAATAAAATTATAGAATCAGATCTTTCTGATTGTTATAATATTTATAATAAGTGTAAAGAATTAGTTACTAGTTTTATAAAGTAAATTTATAATCATCAAAAGATATTGAAACTGCATGTCTTGGGCAAAGAGATTCAACGCTATGCCTTATATCTCTTGGTATATACATCAAATCCCCCCTTGAAAGAACATGCGTATATCTTAAATTATCAAAATTATCAAAAATTCTCCATAAAGATTCGCCATCACCTTGAACAAAAAATCCATCTGCTGCATCTGAATGTATCGTAGGTTGAAAATCTTCTTTTGGGCTTACTCCATCATCAGTAATTATTAAGTGATTAGGCCATTGGTGTGTGTTGTCTGAATTAAATTTATCTTTTAATTGAATTGCGTCTTTATCATTTATTTTATTATTAGTAGCACTAATAAAATGAATAATTGTCAAAGCGCTAAATAATTGTCCATTATGTATTTTAGAAATTAAAGAAATTAGTTCATTATAAATATTAGAATATAAAGAAGAATTTCTTATTGCCATTGTAGCAAAAGAAACATACTCTAAATCTTTTGTGCCTTTTGCTTGATCATATAAGTTACTAATTTGATTCCAAGTAGGCACTCCATCATAAAAATTTTTTACTACAAAAACATCTCTATTTTGAATAGACTGTAGTATATTTTTTTCTGTTATCATTTTGTTTTTTTTGTTTTAGCCTTTACTTGCCATACTGGTAACTTTAGTTCGTCTCCAGACCACTCATAACCTAATAACTTAACAATAAATTTAATAATTTTAATACGCATTATTTCACCTCTTTACCAAACTTAGCCCAGACTCTTTCATGTATATAATAGCCAAGTGATTCCCAAGCAATATATCCAAGTGCTCCAAGAGTTGCGTATTCATATTCTACTTCCCCAGTGATCATATAAGTAACTACTGCAATAATTCCAGCAACCCCTATTAAATGAAAGGTTTCCCAACTAAGTGTTTTTAATAAACTTTTCTTTTTTGATTCCATTTTATTTATCCTTTTTGTTATATTCACCATATTTACCAAGTATTGCTTTAACTGTACCGTCTTTACGAAGACGAACAACATTTCCATTTTTAATCTGTATAGGATTAAATTTTCTACTAGGCTTATATTGTCCAGAAGACATTTCCACTACCACGCTTTCTATTGGTTTGTTTTTCAATAGGATTGAATATATCTGAAAATACTTTTTTATCTTTTTCAGCATTAACTATTCTCCTTGACCAAGAATAGCCAGCATCCCCATCCCATGCAAGCCACATGATGTACCCATTAGATGGATTAGATTGACTTCCCCAATCCTTCCCTTTTTTATCTACCTCGTGACGAGAAAAATAAGAATACATTCTTTTAACTGTGCTTAGTGAAAGTGATTCGCCTCTTGCTAATTGTCCTGCACGAGTCCATCCTACTGATGTACCCGCACCTTTTGCCTTACCCTGTTCTTTAAATCTAATTGCCTTTCTTGCTGCTGCACGAGCACCTGATGGTGGCGAATATCCATCTGCTTTAGATACTTCATCTGTTTCATAAACAACAGTATCGTCATCTTCCCAAAGATCATCTGCTTTTTTTGCAGGTACGCAATTAGGAACTGGCCTACCGTTTGCACCTGGTTTCATTCCACGCTGTACATATCCTTCCCAGCAGGGGGCCTGTTTCTCTAATTCTTCTGGACAGCAGTCAGACATAATAATAGTATATCACATATTATGGTAGAATTGATGTATGGAAGAAAATTTAACTCCAGAACAGCAGGCTGAGGTTTTTGTTCATAAAATAATGCAGGCAACAAAAGATAGGATAATATCTATTTTGCAGCCTCAATTTGATAAAATATCAAATGGAGATCATCATTTTGATAAAGGCCTTGCTGACGCTATTATTACAGACATCAAAAACGCATAATAAAAGAGCAGTTTATACACATGCTCAGGTGTTTGATAGTATTATTATTTACTTGATTTTTATTGTTTTGGGCTTCTTTTCTTCTGGAATGTTTCGTTCCACAAAGACGCTAAGAATACCATCTGCCATTTCAGCACGATCAACCTCCATATACTCTCCGAGAGCAAAGGTGCGTGTGAATTTGCGAGTTGCGATACCCTTATGGAGAACCTGATTTTCAGTCTCCTCGGTTTTCTCACCCTTTACTATAAGACTTCCATTATCCACAGAAACCTCTACCTCGTCCTTACTGAAACCAGCAAGGGCTAAAGATAGTTTGTAAGTATCCTCATCGATCTTTACCACATCATATGGTGGATAAGACTGACGAGTTGCCTCACGATGAATGTTTGAAAGACGGTCCAACTCTCTGTTGAAACCAATAAAAAATGGATCTTTAAATAGATCCAATGCAAATGAACTTACCATAATTTCCTCCTTATTAAGCGAGTTCGTTTATACCCCCCTTTGGGCAGGTACATATATATTATAACATAAGAAAACGGATCAGCCAAAAAACTGATCCGTAATCTATTTTTAATTACTTCTTTGCTGCTGTTTTCTTTGCAGGAGCCTTTTTAACCTTTACGGCAGTAAGTGCTTCCTCTACAACAGAAAGAGCAGGTATTCTTCCGAATGCTTTATCGTTAGGATTGAGTGCTCTCAATGCCACTGGTGCAATAGCAGCCAATAACGAGTATGCAAGTGTCTTAGGATCTGTAACCCCAGACATATAAAGTGCAAGTCCAGCACCTAGAACTGATCGTCCATATGATGAAAGCATTGCCTTGTTTTCTTTACTTAGTTTCATTTTTCCTCCTAGGATATGA